GCGCGCCAAGCCTCGTTGCCTGCCTTGCCGAGCTGCTTCTGATTTTCGAGCGTTTGTTCCTGTTCGAACTTCGCCTGCTGCTGCTTCTGCGCGGCCTGCAACTGCTGGGCCTGCATTGCTGCTGGGCTGTTCGCGTCATGTTTCTGCTTCTCTTCCGGCGTCATCTCACGTAGGAAATTCTGACTGAACTTCCAGCCTGCTGCGTCGACGAACGCTTGGAAGATGGCTACTGCATCGAACTGATATCCGGCGTCATTTGCGTTTGACACAAAGACCGGGTTGTTCAACAGCTGTATGACTAGAGGAAGCGCTTGAGCCATCTCTTTCTTGGCACCAAGATTTGCGCCCGCTAGAACCTCGTACTCAACCTTCGCATTACGATACTCGATGTGGTCCAGCTTAAAGTCGTTACCAATCTTCTCGCCGAGGATGTCTTTGATGACCGAAGTCGGCAACAGGTCGTTGTCGAGGTCGTCCATCTGAAAGAGCCACGGCTCAAAAACCTGACGAACAAATCGCCCGGTCGGTCCATCGAGACGAGATGCGTTGGCTTGAATAACCGCCGCTGCGCCTGTTCCGCTTCTCATGCCCGTCGTGCTAATGCCCGCATGCCCCGCACCCTGCACCACCTGCTCGTTTGCGCCCGAGGTTGCTGCTCCTGCGGACTGCGATTGCTGGATGAATGCGAACGCCTCTTGAGGCGGTGTCGGCATTTGCAGGAACTTGAAAGCCTTCTCAACGTCTTCTTCAACGTCGATGATGCCGCCTTGTTCCCAGCGCGTGTTTTGTGTCGGTGCGTTGAAGCCTTTCTTACGAAGCGCCACAGGCTGCAAACAGTAGGCTAGCAAATCAAGCGCAAGATTTGTTACTCCCTGCTCTACGATTTGTTCGCTTCCTATCAGCAGTCCCAAACCCTGTCCGTAGAACGAGTCCGGAATGTTGCGCCAGTTCGCCGAATAGAAAGGAATCTTTCCGTAAGGGTTGGCTTCGTTGCGAATCAAAATGTTGTGACCGTTGTAGATGAGCACAACGATAACTCTTTCGTTGTCCCAACGCTCCAACAGTTCCAGCGGAGCCTTGTTCGGGTCAGCGCTGGTCTTGTACGAGCGAGGCTTCGAGTGCTGCAAGTAGCCCATCATCCCTTCCGGGATGGTCATCGTAATATTGTCGGGACCCGGCGAAGTTGCCTTCATGAACATCTGACGAAGAACTTCTTCACTCGGGATGTTGTAACCCTCGACGCCGCGCAGACGCTCCAAATCCTGATACGTCGCGTAGTCGCGCCAGATTACCCACTTAGCCGTGCGAATATCTCCAACGCGACAGCCGGGGTCAACAAGAACGGTGCGAATATCGCAATACTTAATCCACGGATGCGAGACCGTCTTCTTGTAAAATTCAACCTCAAAGTCGTCCGAATCCGGTGTATCGATTGGCGCAACATCCAAACCGTCTGGCGCTGGCACTCTCGGTGCATAGCGCTTATATTTCTTCTCGGTCTTCTCGTACTCCGCATAGCCCCACTTCCAAATTGCGGTGCCGAGAAGAGCCATCTGCTCCAGTCCGCGCTCAATTTCTTCTTCGAAGCGCATCGCTTTGAGTTGAAAAGTGAACAGTGCAGTCTTTGCGCGAATTACATCACTGGATGTGCCGGGGCTTGGACGCAACAAAAAGCACGGGTCTTCGTAGAAGATGCCGCCCATAATCTTCGGAACAATCGAGCTGATGTGGTTCGAAACCATGAACTTCGGGACAGCCGAAGTTGCAACATCAGAAGTATTTCCCTGTGCATCCGACGACATCGGAGATTGATACAAGAGGTCGGACATCGTCCAGCCGCTGGCCCACTGGTTGATGTTGACGAAATTATCCGCCAACTCCGCATCGTCGATAACGAGCTTGATGGCCGCAGTATCATTGAACATCACAACGCCAGTTTCCGAGTCGATGTAAGTATTCTCCATCGTAATCTCGTTGGCTGGTACTTGCGCCAAAGTTTGAATAGCTACATCGACATCTGTCATTACAATCTCCACGGCCCTTTATTGCCGAATATCACCATTCGAGGGTCTAATGGCTTCTGTGGTTCTGGTTCAGCTGGCTCCGGTGGTTTGGTCGCATCGCCTCGCTCACCGCGCAAGTATTGTCGCCACGTAGGCGCATGCACGGTTGGAGATACGTTATGACTCTGACTATACGGAGTACCAGAGAACATGCGCTCATGCTGTGCTCTTATTAGACGGCGGCGCTCTTCTCTTTCTTCCTGCTCTTCCTTGGCGCTCTCTTCTTCCGGCGTCAGTCTGACTCGAACAAACATTTCTGCCGGGAGAGTTCGAGAGCCTTGAGATACCGCATCGGGAATATCGTCTTTGCGTCCTTTCTTTGTTTCCCCGGTGAATCTTTCGAACTGCTTATACAGCTCATCAATCCACGGGCCGGAAACGAAATGGAGACGGTCGTCAGCAAGAAGAACTTCCAACGTCTTAATACGATTTGCCTTCTCGTTTAAAGTGTTACCTGTCTGAACCTTGATGATGCTATCCAACACGTCCACACAGTTATACTTCATCGCGTATGCACGAATCGCCATCATTAGAAGGTCGATTCCGTTACATGCTTCGATGAACGTGCGGCGCGGCTTATGAGTTCTCAAGAACAATACTATGTGAGAGGCGAGGTCAGAGGCCTTCCACTTGTCATAATCGATATCCATGACAACCAGCTCTTGTGTCCCGTCCTCGCGCGTGTGACGAAGAAGAGCAGCAAGGACCGAGAAGTCAGAACCTTTATTCTCTGAGTAGCTCCAATCGATTGTTACAATCAGCTCACCGCTTGTGGGTGCGGCTGATTTTGCGTAAGTATGACGACGGAGATTATCCTTATCGAAGTGAACTATGAAGTCCGTGACTTCGAGCGGGTCGGTCGCGATGTTCAAGTACTGATTCTTGAAGCCGCGTTCCTTGTATTCTTTCAGTTTAGTGCGCAGCGCCTTCCAGTGAAGTTTGTACGGAAACCACAACTCAACCATACTTTCCGTAACTTCGAAGATGCCGTTTCTCTTTTCTAGAAGCTGAGAGTACAAAGCCTGATACTGCGGCTTAACCGCCCAGCAAGAAATGCACAAATATTTGAACGGTTCCGTCGAGCCTTCGTCCTCTTCATCCGGAACGATGCCCATGCGCCAACCATACCAGTCGGTCGTGAAGTAGCGGGTGCCGATGATATCAGTGAATCCCCACGGTTCTACGAGCGCGTTGGTCGACTTAATCTTTTCTTTCAACGTCTCGCGCAACTCTTCGGTCGCCGAGTTTTTGTCGTCGACGATATCGTCTAACTTTCGAATATCGCAACGCTGTCCAACGAATGACGAGTCGAGCGAGGTAACCCAAATGTGTGGTTCCTTCGAATCGAACATCTGCGCCGGACAAGTAATCGGCTGCTCCGAGCGCCCATCGATGCCTGTCAAAATGTACTCCGGAAAGAGCATCTGGAAAGCAGAAGGCTTGCCACGGGGCGGCAAATAAAAATACCCTTTGACTTCACCCATCAACTCACTTGATAGTCTCTTAACCGAGGTCATAACCATGATGCGGATATCCGGGCAGTTCAACATCCACTGCGTCATATCCAAACCGTCGATTGTCGACTTGTATCCGGAACGAGGAGCGAACAACATCAACGTGCGCGTCTCTAATCCATCCGCCGCGTAGCGCTGCTGCTTCCCAATCATTTCGTGAACTTCGTCGAACGTGCAGTCCGGGAAATACATCCCGTCAAAATTCTTCTGCACAAAGGCATCGCAAATCATCTTGTGGGTATTGTAAAACAACCCCTTGCCAAGCAAACGACCCAGCCAAAACAAATTCTTACGCGCTTTGTCGCGCAGGTCAAGCCAATCGATGAACGACAAAACCCGGTCGACCTCATAGGTCTTTCGGTTCTCTTTATCATTCGGGTCGATATAGAGACCGCCAATTTCTATGGCGCGAATCTGAATTTTCTGCGCTACCGGGACCGGAAGGTTATTCTTCTTCTTTCCCGTCTTCGGGTCGACGACATCAACTTCTTCCTCGCCTACAACCGTCAGCGCGCTACCCTCATAAATCGCGAGCAGCTGTACCGCGCTGCGGCACTCGCTCTTATAAAACAACTCCGTCGCATCCTGTTGTTCTGCCCAAGCAAGATTATCGTGGTGCTCTTTTACTCGTAGACCCTTCTCTTCTTCCTCGGCCACGACATCGGTTACCGGGTACGGCTCCGGCATTCCTCTATCGCGAGCGCGCTTGTTTGCTTGTCTACGACGAGCGGCCTCTTTCGATTGTTCTGCTGTGGGCATGAAACCTCATTGGATTACGGCTGATTAAGTGCTTTTACTGCATTGTCGTGCGATTCGTTTGCTGCTTTCAGTTCAGGACCTTGCTCCGTCTTTACTCCCATGAAGCCTTCGCCGCCCGGGCGAGCCGCTCGGGCGTGAGAATAATCGGTCGGTGATGCTTTCTTGGGTGTAAAACCGGAATGACCTGACTTCGTTCCGACGCTTGATTTGTTGGCATCATCGAGAGCCTTGTGAGCGCCCGCGAGTGCCGATGTTACGAAATCTGATGCCATGATTTATCCTTGTGGCGTTACGAATAGTTTTCGAATCGTGAGCGCCAGCCACATGTAAGGCGTATAAGAGAATAACCAGAATCCCAAATAGAGAAGGCCGTCTCCGACGCTGTAAATTGCCTTTCCGAGAGAGAAGATATCCGACAGCACTTTCAAGTGCGAGTTCGGACCCATGATGCTATGAGCTTCATCCAGCATTTCGCCGCCCTTCATGCACGAAGAAGGCGGAATGCGTTCCAGCTCTTCCGGGTCAATTTGTTTCGGCGAACAAAAAGCATCTAACATCGCAGCGTTCGCCATCACCGGAAACTTCCCGTGATTAGAAACCATGACGGCCTGATTAGATGCGACGCCCGAGCAAATCAGCAGAACAGGGATTGCAATCAAATACCAATACGGAAATCGGCGAAGAAACTTCATTTCGTTGTACCCGGGGTCTGGCGAGAAGAATGGTGCCTTGTTCGTCTTCTGTTGCCGTTACTTCTGAATATTGATGTCAACTGTCTGTGTTTGCTGTTGACCTTGGCGTTGGTTATAATCTTCCTTGGCGCTGTGCGCTAGAAGCAGTGCTTGAATCGCGCCCGCGAAGACCGCGAACGAAGTGAGGTCGCGCCCGTGTAGCCATCCGTAGCAGCCGACTACCGAAAACGCAGTTGCAAAGAAGGTGCAGCGCCCCATCCACATACGAAAGAACGTAACCGCGACACCACCACTGGTTATGGTTTGAAATGCTTTTACTGCGAAATCTGGAATCTTCATTTGTGGTGAAAGCCGCCCATTGTTGCGGCAAAATTTGCCATGTGAGCTACGTGAGAATTTGACGAGTTCTTTGCCTTCTCAATGCGCTCCGCCGGAATCTTTTCGTCTTCGGGAATACCGAGCGCGCGGTGAAGCCCGCCCTTGCGCAGGTGGTGCATCGCGCGATAAAGTGAAACGTTGTGCTTTGCCATTATTCTGTTTCCTTGCGCGCTGAGCGCACGACGTGATAACCGCCCGCCGTTTTATTGGCCCAGTGCTCTACTTCATTTCCCGACATGCGGGTCTGGCTGCCCTTGGCTCATTCGCGGGAGCGTGGTCTAATCCGGCTGCTTTGGCGTTTATCTCCAGTGCAGCACGGCCCGCTATCACCGTAGGAAGATTTGGCGTTGCGCCCATTAAACTGCTGGCGGTGCGCCAGCTGCGCCCAGAGGCGGTGCGCCTGCTCCCGGCATCGGCTGACCCGCTTCGTTGTTAGCCTCGCCCGGGTTAGGTGCGGAGGTGTGGTCCATTACATGGTCCATCATAGCATCGTGGTCGCCCGCAACACCCTTTACATCGCCTTCACGCTTTGCAGGACCTTGAAAGCCGTGCTTCTCGTGAACGTGGTGAATAGAGTGACCGCCGTCATCGTGATGTTCGATAACCGTGTGGCTAAACTTGTGGTGCTTTTTCATAAATCCTCTTAACTTCAATAACTTCTGCGCTTCTCGCCAAGATATGTTCTCGCCTTCGTGCCCATCGCAACAGTCATCCCAATCAACACTCTGGCCTTTGTGCTCGGACATTGCGTCGGATGTTTCATCCTGCTCTTTGGACATCAAATTGCAAAGCCCATCGTGACCTTCTGTAGGAACAAAGTGTTCGCAACTTGCACCTTGCTTGAATCCGCCGCAGTTCGTTCCGGTCGGGGACTTCGCCCATTCCAAACCTGTTTGGTCCGCTGCTTTATCGCCGACAGTATTGACGTTGTAAACGACCTTGTCATCTCCTACCGCGAGAGGTGTGCCGCCGCGCTGATAAACGCAAACGGGCGTGTAAACCTGCTCGCCCTTCGTGACTCGGTCAATGACAATATCAGGCCCGTGAATCTGGCATCGCTTCTGGTTGATGTAAAGGAACGGGCAGTTGAAGCACGACTTTGGTACGTCGCCCGTATCCTTACCGCCAACGAACGCGAGCGCCCATCTCTGCACGCCGGAAGCTGGTTCGATTTGTACTAGCTTCGGTGTCGGCATTAGTCTTTACGAGCCTCTCGTGCTATCGCATACGGTGTCTTCTTATGAACGTGTTCCGGGAGCGAATCAAACTTTCCTTTCGTCGCTTCATCCCACTCGTGCAGACCCTTCTTGCCAAGGATTTCCGGATGAGCATGTAGGTAGCCTTGTTGGGCCTTCGATTCGAACGGCAAAATTACACCTCGGCCTACTCGTCAATTACGTGGATGACCTCTTCGCCACTGAGTACGCGAGATTGGTTGTTGGTCATCTTCAATACTGCTGCTTCTATGTGGGCAAGATGATTCGTAAGGAGCGTCTGCATTCCTGACTCCATTACGTCCATGTGTTTCATCGTGCGAGTGAAAAATTGGGTAACAGCTTCGTAGACACCGCGCGCCTTCCAAACAGCGGCGACCAAGGTGCCCACGATTGCAAAGTCTCTAACGGATGATGAAATTTGCCCCAATGTAATACTGGATGGGTCAAGCATGGGGTCCTTAAAATGTGTCGGGGCTATAACTCGACCTGCCGGGGATTTCGCCCGATACCCGTGGTGGTCGCTTCTTGGAAGCGCCCCAGCCAACAGGGAAAAAGAAGGGGCGACTTA